AAAAGAAATGAATTAATATCTACTCAAAACATAAATATATGGCTGAGGATAAACTTCATTTAATATTTCATAAGCAGCATTAACAATATCTATATTAATTAAATAATTTAATAAACCAAAATCATCAAAATCTAGGTTTTCATTTGCTTTAATTAAAAATTCTACCTTTGCTTCTAATACATCAGGCAATATGTGCATTGTACACTTCTCTAAACCATCATATTTTGGGATTAATTCATTATTAATATATTCGTATAATTTCTTTAAATCTTCCATGTTCTCCATTATATTTTTACTCCTATTCTTTTTAATTCTCTTTTCACAGTTCTTTCCTCCAAACCAAAATCACTCAAAGCATGCTGTGAAAGAAATGTTGTACCTGACTCCCTTAATTCATTACTAATTAACTCCCCATCATTAATTAATTTCCTACGTTTTTGTTGATACTTTGCTTTCTGCTCACGTACCGCCCAGGTCCTGCAAGCTTCCCTGCAATAACCTGTTTTATTCTCAAACTTAATAAATACTCTGCCACAGTATTTGCATTTGCTGATGTAGAATCTTGTTTGTGGATCATTTAATGTTTTCTTCAATAACATCCCTTATCATCTTTCTAAATTTTTAGATAGTAAGTTTTTCTTCACTTCAAAAACAAACATGTGAAAAGGTAAAAGTTTACCCTGATATTTCACATATTCATTAATTACTTGTGATTTTTTTAATGCTTCAGTTATAGTTTCTTGTTTTAATTCTTCACTTATGCATTCAAAATTGGAGACTGTTCTACTTAAACTAATGTATACCTGTTCATATAGATTAAAGTTATTGTTTTCCACATTCTCCACCACAACAAGAAACTGAATTTTCAGAAGTGTTGAATTTACCCTCTTCAATCATTTCAATCAACTCATTAAGAATACGAGTAACATTCATCAAAGTATTAAGATTAACACTATGAATTATAACATCAGTATACTCCATGTCTCTCAAACTACCTGTGCATTCTTTTTGAATACTTGATACTTTTTTTCTAAACTCTTTTTCACTTTCACCAAGAACATCCAATAATAATGTCTCATCAATCATATTAAATCTACCTCCAACTTGTTATTAACTCATACTCCTCAGGAGTTAACTTCTGTTTTAACCTTTCATCAAAACTTCTTACATCACCAGGATTATTCTCATCCCAACAAGACTCAATCTTGGCAGTTAATTCATTAATTTCTTCATTATTCATTTTCAATATCCTCCTTTTTTTAGTAATAATCTACAAAACTCCTCATCTTCATCTGAATTTAAAACAACAAATATTTCGTATTTTTTGAGAGCATTAAAATCTGCGAGAGTCATATTTGTTACTTCTTCAAGGTCATCTGTTGAAATACAGCACATTACTTCTGCATCAGGAGATACTCCTTCTAATAATTCAATTAATCTTCCTGCTTTCATTCTTTCACTCCCATAATGGGTAATAGGCTTCTATCTTATAAAAATACATTTCTATAACCTCTTTTCAGATTCTGGAGGATGTTTAAATTTAATCTGAAACAAAACAGTATTATTCCCCATATCCGGATATATACATTGTAGTTCATGTTTCAACAAATCAACATGCTTATAACCTTCAAACCAAGCATGAGCATTATCCAAATCTTTAAATTTAACCTTTTCAACACTTCTCACTCTACGAATCAGATAATCATCAGTCCACTCAAAAGTACATTTTACCAGGTCCCCTTCCTTCAATCCTTTATCAGATTTCCTTATTGTAGCCCTTTTTTCCATACTCCTTAACGGTTCCATGAAATAATTTTCAAATTCTAATGTTTTCATTTTTGTATCTCCTTTTTATTCCTGACTGGTTGTCTTTGAGATGGTTCCGCTACACCATACCTACTTAACAGATACTCCTGCTTATACATCCTCACTGTTTCAATTGCCGTGTCTATAAGTAAACTCCATTTAAAACTCTCATGCTTATCTCTTAATACCTCATGCCATACATCCTTCATGATTCCACCTTTTTTTATATGAATTATTTCACTCCTTCAGCATAGTTTACTAATTTTAATCTTTCATTAATTACACAACCCACCAATACATCAAAAGACACTTTTTGTTGTTTGCTGATATTCTTCAGCTGATTTTTCCCAACAAAACCTAAACGTTCATGTATACGATAAACTGTATCCATTGCATTACCATATTCATCATTATCTTGTTTTTCATTTTTTAATCTCTCTTCATGTATTTTACATAATTGTGATTCCAAAACATTTATTTCATCCTGATGTATTGCAATTTTTTTTCTTAGTTCTGTTTCTTTATCATCAGACAATCCTATTGCTTTTCTCAACTGTTCTTCGACAAATTCGCTTCTGCTTTGAGGTAATTTTTCTTTTGCTTGTTCCCATATCATGGAATCAATTGTTAATGTTACTGATTTTTTCATAATGTTTGCACTCCATTTAAAAAAAAATTATATGTAAACTTTAAAGTTTACATTTTCAAATTGATTCTGTTGCTGTTTACATTTGTTTACATTTGTACACTTGTTTACACATGTGGATTTCCACAGGTTCCTCGCTAGAATGTAAACCTTCAAGTTTACCTAAAAGTTGATCACGCTCCATCTCCAAAGCAATCAAATCAAGCTTCACCTCACGAATTTCCTTATCCAACTCCATAATCTCAAACTCCAATCTCCCTTTTGATGAAAGCAACGTATTTAACCCCACTTCCACAGCAGAACGAACAGAAATATTATGCTTCTCCAAAAGCTTCTTGCAACGACTAGTAACCTTAGCAGAAACAGTTTCAGGAAAATCAACACTCTTCATAAAATAATCACCTCAAAATCTTTTTAGCTTCCAGTATATGTTTACACTCATGTTTACGGTAGTGAAAGTCTTCACAGCTACACCACCAACCATCTACATTATCCCAATTAACAATATTGGATCCAGTAGAACCTGATGCTTTAAATTGTGCGAAAACTAATTCTACACAAACAGGATTATTGGAGGTTATTGTTTAGCCTCCCTCTCCTGTTTTTTAAACCATTCGAAAACAGCTCTACTTTCAACTTCATCGATTTCTTTCTTTTTAAGCATATTCCTACGAGTGAGATTAATCCTTACTGGAGTGATTGGTATTGTACTATCTTTTTTATGAATATGTGCTTTTATTTTGTTTAAAACCTCATCCACATCCACTTCCTTTTTAGGCACACCATCAAATGAGTTATTATTCCCTTTTTTTACACTAGAATTAATATTTTCTTTTTTCCCTGCTCCTTCTTCTATTTCATCTTCTTCCATAGACAGGAACATATCCATCAACAAATACCTTTTCAAATAAGTAATAGCACCACCAATATTTTGAGTTAATTTATTAGGATCACTAACTTTAAACTCAGGGAAAGGTACACGAATACTAATTTCCCCTTTCTCAGGATCCCAATCCTTTAACTTTAACACCCCATCACTTGTGAAACTAAAAATTAAAGTAGTCTCATACTTAGTAGTTAAAGGAATTAATTCCTTTAACAAATCATCTAATTTAAAATATTTCGCTTTAAGAAACTTATTTGAACCTGTTTTTTTAAAACCAATATAATGCATTTCATTTTGCATTCTTGCCAGCTTTTCATATATAGTCATGTTACCAATATCATGACTTAAATCCTGAACTTCACTCATATAATGCCTCCCTCTAAATCATGGTATTCATCATCAACACTGTAATACTCATCATCCTGCAACTCACCAATAATCTCCAACACTTTAGATTCCTCAATATTCTCCAAAGATGCCTGACTATGTGGAATGACTTTTGACACCCAGTATTCATGATACTGGATTTCACCCCCACACAGTTCCTGTAAAGTATTCATAATATCACGTGTTTTCTCATAAGTACTGTCATGAAAAACAATTACAGATAAGAAAATACCATGTAAGTTTCCATGAGCAGAAATATGTCCACCCATTTTTTCAACAATTCCTAATAATTGATTGTAAAACTTGTTTTGCTGATCATAAGTAATCATACTAAACACCCATTATTATAAGGATCCATCTGTCCCACAATACAGAATGCAAAAATGAATAATAAAATTATTAATAATATTCCTTTTGCAAAGATTATTTCAACTTCATACTTTTCTCTCCAGGACACTTTTTTATGAAGTCTAACTGGAGTAAGTTTATTGTTGAAGAGACTCATAATTGAGCCTCCAACAATTTATACTTAACCTCACGTTTCATACCCGGAGCATTAAGGAAATCTTTCAATTCCCTTAATCTAGTTTGTTCTTCAACATACTCCGCATACTCCCCGTATAATGTTTCGAACAATTCTCTTTCTTCAGGATATTCCTGTGCTAGAAAAACGAACAGTTCATCTATTTCACAGTAATCCTTGTAAGGTGACTGGTTGATCCTGTATAAGGCATTACCAATCTTGTTTTCTGTTTCCCAAAAGTCTGGAGTGAACATTCATTTACCCCCGTAAGCTAGTTCACCTGCACGAGCAAACTCCAACATTTGCTCATTAGACAATTCATAGATTTGAAATTGCTTATATTCATCAGCCAACCTATGATCTATTTCTTCCTGGGTTTCATAATCCTCAGACAATAATATCTGTTCAAGATAATCAAACTCGACCTCATCTTCAGGTGGAGTAATCGTATACATTGAGTTGTTGTATTTGCAACTCATACGCCTACACTCCTGAATTTTTGGAGTTCTTCTTCATAGACTCTGTTTTGAGCCTGAAGTTTTTTCGCTTTTAAAAATACATGTTCAATTTCTTCTTTGGAAGTTAACCTTCCAAAAACTTCAATCTTATCCATTTTTATCACTTCTAGATTTTTTCAAATTATCATTCGGAGTTGTCGCTCCAAATTCTAACTTGTTAATTAATACTTGAACTTTGATATTTATAAATGTTTGTATTTTTGTTTGGTTTATACTCGCTTAAATATAAATATTAATAACCCTATATATAATATTATAACTA